AGCGTCCGCGCTGCTCGTCCCAGATCTTCATGACTTGATCGATGTCCAGCGCAAAGGCTAGGTTGCGCTTCTTGGCACCGAACTTCGCCTTGGCGAGCGTGTTCCGCAGGTAGTCCCGTGGGCTGTTGTGTTGTGTTTTGAATTCGGCGCGAGTCCTGCAAGGGCGGCAGGTGTTCTCGACAGAACCATCTGGCCGCTTGTAGAACCGCGCCGTCGTTTTTTCCTCCCCGCAAACGACGCAGATTTTGGTATTCATGGCGTGAAATTGTAGCTAAAAAGGTGCCTCGTCGTCCCAATTTGCTGGGTCGAGCGGGTCTAGCTCCTCGGCTGCCTCGATCATCACGTTGCTGTCGATGTTGTGGTGCGCGTTAAATGCCTTGAGCGCCAGCTCTGGGATCACGAACTGAACAAAGCGAACCTGCCGGTGACCTACCCGGGAGCGTTTCTCTCCCGCGATCAGGCCATCGATCTCGTGCAGGTGCTTCCAGAACTGCGACTCCTTGCGTGCGTTCTCAAATCGACCCTTCACGCTGGACACATAGGTCTGGTAGATCGAATTTTTAGGCTCGAACTTGGCGAACTCGAACACCTCGCCGTTAGTGCGCTGCTCACGGAACTCACCCGACCCGATGCAATCCATAACCCACTGATCCACCGAGTCCAGCGAGTGCAGCTTCTGCTCATCGAGCGCGGCAGTCCTCGGAGCCTGACGGACATCGACGGTATTCAGGTCAAAGTGCTTGAAGAAGTGCAGCAGATGCTCGGCACCTCCCCGGTCATACCAGCGCCTCAGCGCTCCAAAGTATTTGGCGTCCTGCTGCCTGACGTTCGACACGTCGAAGATAGCAAAGCGGCGCTCGTCCAGAGACGCAGGCACCACCCACTCCTCGTTGGAGCTGAACAGCAGCCGGGTGTAGTTGGCAGAAGAGTACGAGTCCATACCCTTGCGCTCGACGGTGATCCGGCCATTGGTCAGCAGATCCTTGAGCGCACCCTCGGCTGCCTTGTTTCTGGCCCAATATGCCTCGTCGCATTGCAGCAGCAGGGTGTCCTCAAGGTGCCGGTTGAACTTGCCGGTGACGTGCTCGGCCTTGGACACGATGCGGTGGTGCGCCTTGCAAAGCCCACCGACCAGCTCGCCAAAGAAAGTCTTGCCTGACCCCTTAGAGCCTCGGAGCACCAGCCCCACACCGACCTTGGACTGCGGCTTCTGGATCATCTGCGCCACCCAGCCAAGAATATATCTGGCGTGCTCCTCGTTCCCGGAAGCGATCACGTTGGTCACGAAGTCGGTGAACGGCTGCACCTCGCCCTGCACGGCCTTGAAGCTCCAGCCTCGCCATAAGTTGTATCTCTGTAGCACCTCGGAGTCCGGGGCGAAGCAGATGCCTGCCGCGTATGTGCGCCGGTCTGGGTGCTCAAGCCACAGGTCTACAAGGTTCACCATGCGCGGCTTGTCGCTGCCGGGATCTAGCACCTTTCGGTTGGCGAACTCTTTCTTCAGGTCTTCGATCTTGTAGAGGATGATCTGCTCGGAGTTTAGCTCCTCCCGCAGAACCCGCGCCGAGCCTTCTACCTGAACGAACGCCCACCGCTCTAGCATGGTGGGTAACTCGTCAGCGACCAGCTCGACGCTCTCGGACTTTTTTGCCTCGAACTTTAGCGAGGCCATCGTGACCTGCGCCCCTTGGTAATCACCGAAGGACAGCCACCGCTTGGCGCACTCACCCTCCTGATACTTTGATCCCTCGACAGACCAATCGTCCCAGAGCTGTAAGCCCTCCGGCTCGCCACCAAACTGGTGGTGCAGGGCCATGCCGACTTTCACCCAGTTGTCGTGGTGATCGTCTGGATCGAGGTCTCGCAGGATCGCTGCAATCTCCTCGGCGTCCATGTCCAGAGCGGCCTTGAGGTTCATCAGCGCGTCGGCCTCTTCGGCCTTCTGCTGGCTCCCGGGTCGCACCTCCTCCCAGCCCAGATCCCGGGCCACCTCCTCGAAGTATCCGATGAATGCCATCGCCAACTCCTGCGTCAGCTCCGGCAGGTCATCGTAAAACACGTCGGCGAGCGTTGGGCCGCTGACCCACTCGTATGGCTTGATCGTCTTGGGGTGAATCCCGTATGCGACCCACTGCTGCCCATGGCCCAGAATCTCAACGGCCTGCGTGACACCGTCTGGTGTCTTGAACTCGCACGACTTCATCTTCTTAAACCGCTCGACGTTCTGGAACGGGACAACGCACTTGGGGTTCTCACCGATCCGAATGGCACCGAGACCGACATTGTTCTTCAGCCAGTGCAGCAGCTTATTGTTGACGGCCTTGTCCCGGCAGTCGATGTCAACCGCGCAGGTAGTGGAGGCCAGAACGCCGATGCCGAACTGCGGCATCTCATTGATCCAGCTTGTTACCAACTCTGGTGTGCTTTGAATCTTCTGCCAATCGTTACCGGGAGGTCTCTTCTTACCCGGCAGGATTGGAATAATGTTGTAGCCCCGCTCGACGAGGCGATGGCCAAATTGATCTAACATCTACTTCCCCTGATCAATTAAATTTATGCGCCATGTCCTCGGCCCACTCAGAAATGCGGCGACAAAGCTCCACGATCCAGTAGCTCAGATCGTCAACGAACTCGCCAAGGACTTGGAAAAACCACCAGATGCACAGAAAGAATTTGCTTCTCATTTCTTTCCCAACAACTTTGTTGTGTCTTTCAGCAGGTTAGGACAGAGGTCGAACCAAGTGATTTTTCGCTCGGTGCAAAGCTCTAGCTGAACTGCGCGAGACGCAGGCACCTCGCCCTTGGCACGCCACGCAGCCACGTTCTGCTTCTCAAGATCTAGTAGCAGAGCGAGCTGCCGATCCGACTGAAGGCCAAGTATTTTCTTTACCTGATCAAGTGCGTCGTTGACCGATTTATTGGTTTTGTTTTTCATTTTTATCCTTATGAAAAATTATCGACAAATTTGTTTGCGTTAGTTACTTGTCTACATCATGATACAACTCAATGTTGTACGTCAAAGAAAAAAGTATCTATGCAGCAATTTGAAATTGACCTTGGCCCTGCGCACGCGAAGCTCAGTGCCAGCTCCGCGCATCGATGGATCGCCTGCCCAGCCAGCGTGAAGGCGCAGGAAGGTTTGCAAGACGAGGGCAGTCCAGCCGCCGAAGAGGGCACCGCCTTGCATGAACTGTCGGAGGCTTGTTTGCATAAAGGGCTACAGCCGCACGAGCTGATGGGCGAGACCTTTAACGGGCACGTCATCAATCTGGAGCAAGCCAACATGGCGAAGGTCTATGTCGATCACTGCCGCTCACTGCCGCAAACGCGGACACATATAGAGAAGCGTCTGGACTACTCCATGTGGGCCGAGGGCGGCTTCGGCACCGCAGACTTCTTGTCCATCAAAGAAGGCGAAGCTTGGGTAGTGGACGCGAAGTTCGGACGCAACCAAGTAGATGCCGACTGCGACCAGCTTAAGTGCTACGGCCTTGGCGTCTTCAACGAGCACGGCTTTGATGCCCAGCTCGACACCATCCACATGACCATTGTCCAGCCACGTCTGGGGCACATCGACACACACACCATGCGGCACCGGGATCTGCTGAAGTGGGGCGCGGAAGTTCTGGCACCGGCAGCCGAGGCGGCACTAGGAAAGAAGCCACCATTTAACCCCGGCGAGTCGCAGTGCCGGTATTGCAAGGCCGCGCCGACATGTCGCGCTTTGTCACAGCATATTTTCGACAAGATCGGTGAGGAGTTCGAGTGAGAGACCCAGAGGTTTTAAGTAACGACGAGATTGCAGACCTGCTGCCACACCTCGCCACTATCAAGAGCTGGTGCGACTCCGTCGCAAGACACGCAGAGAAGCTGGCGCTCTCTGGCGTACCCATTGAGGGCTACAAGCTCGTGACCAGCCGCACAAACAGAAAGTGGGCAGACGAGCAGGAGGCCATCCGCGTCATGGGGATGCTCACCAACGAACCAGTTTACTCACGCAAACCAATTTCTCCGAGCCGGGCGGTAGCCATGCTTGGGAAAGAATGCGACGGCGTCAACGCGCTGATCGTGAAACCCGAAGGCAGGCCAACTCTGGTGCCGGTATCCGATAAGAGACCAGCGCTGGATATGTTGGATGGCTTCAACGTACTTGAAAATTAGAGGACAGATATGAGCGAAATCATTATTAACAACGTAAGACTTTCCTTTCCATCTTTGTTTGAGCCTTCGGCTTTCACAGAAGGAGACACACAGAAATATAGAGCGAACTTCATTCTCGATGAAGTTCAGCACAAAAAAGAGATCGCTCAGATCCAGAAGATTCAGGAGGAGCTGTCATCACGCTGGGGGGATAAGCAGCCGCGAAAGCTACACAATTGTTTGCAGCATTTTGACGATTTGGAAACGCAGCGGCCCGAGTATGAGGGAAGCTATGTTTTAAAGGCGAACAACAAGCGACGGCCAGTCGTTATTGATGCTGATAGAAGCCCATTAGTTGAAGAGGACGGCAAGCTAACACGGGGCGGGGACTACGTTAACGCGAAGGTTCGTTTCTACGCTTGGGATAACAATAAAAGTTTTTGGGGACAGTTGTGCAGCCTAGAGGTCGTGCAGTACGCGAAGGAAGGCGAGCCGCTGGGCGGCGGGAATAGCGACCCAATGGCTGGTTTTGAAGATGTTAGCAATGAGACAGCGCAGGACGTTGCCGAAGAGGCTGAGGAGTTCTTGGCTTGATCGTAAGCCTCGACTTCGAGACCTATTCTGAGTGTGACATCAGGGCTGCGGGTGCGTGGGCGTATGCCGACCACCCCAGCACCGAGGTGCTGTGCCTAGCGTGGGCGGTAAACGATGAGCCGCCCGAGCTGTGGACGCCCGGGATGCCTGCGCCGACTGAGCTGTTCCGCTTGATCGAGCGCGGCGCTGAGATCTGGGCATGGAACAGCTTCTTCGAGCTGGCGATCTGGCAGCGGGTACTTATGTGGCCGACGATACCGATATCGCAGTGGAACGACACCGCTGCACTGGCTGCGGCGCAGGCTTACCCCCGCGCCCTCGGTAAGTGCGGCGACTTCATGGGCATGACCGGGGACGCCGCGAAGGATAAGCGCGGGAAGTACCTGATCCAACGGCTGTGCAAACCCTACCGGGGCAAGCGAGTCCACGATCAGGATCTGCTGCGCGAGCTGTACGACTACTGTCTTCAAGACGTTGTCGCTGAGTCCGAGATCCGCAAGCAATTGCGGCCATTGCACCCCAGTGAGCGATTGGTCTGGGAGGCAGACCAGCGCATGAACCTGCGCGGTGTGAAACTAGACGCAGAGAACTGCGAGCACGCCATCGAGATCATCAAGAAAGTTGAGGCCGAACTGAACCAAGAGGTGTTCGCGCTGACTGACGGCGAGCTGGCATCAACGTCCTCACGGGCCAAGTCGCTGGAGTGGATTAATAGGCAGGGTCTGGTGATGGACAGCTATGACAAGGCAGCGGTGACCTGCGCCCTCGAAGGGGTGTGCCCACCTAAGGTGTATCGCTTCCTGCAAATTCGGCAGGCGCTGTCGAAGTCGAGCACCAAAAAGTTTCAGGCGATGCTGGCCTGCTTGGGCCGGGATGGCCGCGCCCATGGCACCGGCATGTACCACGGGGCAGCTACCGGGCGCTGGTCTGGGAGACACTTTCAGCCCCAGAATCTCCCGCGCCCCATCGTCGATGACGTTGACCCCATCATCGATGCACTGCGGTACCGCTGCCCGGATCAGCTCCCGGGAGAGCCGATGGCTCTGCTGGCCTCGTGCCTTCGAGGGATGCTGATCGCCAGCAAGGGACGGCGCCTGATCGTGTCCGACTACTCGGCCATCGAGGCCCGAGTGCTTGCATGGCTGGCCGGTCACGAGACCGTGTTGCAGTCGTTCCGCGAGGGGCTGGATCTCTACAAGGTCACGGCATCTGACATGTACGGAATAACGTACAGCAACGTCGATAAGGATCAGCGGTTCGACGGAAAAATAGCTGTCTTAGCCTTGGGCTATCAGGGTGGGTCAAGAGCCTTTACCAAAATGGCGGCCAACTACGGAACCGACGTTGACGATGCCACGGCGCTTAAGATCCGAGACGATTGGCGAGCAGCCAACCGCCCGATTGTGAAGCTGTGGCACGAGGTTGAACGCGCCGCGTACAACGCCATCCAGAACGGCAGGCGTGAGGAGACCCGGGCCGGTGACTTCATGATGGTAAAGGGTGACCTGCTGTTCAAGCTGCCGTCTGGCCGGTGCCTCTCGTTCCCGCAGGCGGCGCTGATCAACAGCAAGATCACCTACCACGGGATGAACAACTTCACGCATAAGTGGGGAACCATCCAGACCTACGGCGGCTCACTGGTGCAGTCGATAACGCAGGCAGTGGCCCGTGACCTGCTGGCCCACGCGCTGCTGAAGCTCGACGCCGCTGGCTACGACCCCATCATGACGGTTCATGATGAGATCGTTGCCGACACAAAGATAGGCCACGGCTCACTGGATGAGTTCAACACATTAATGTGCGAGCTTCCCGACTGGGCCAAGGGTCTGCCGGTAGGCGTTGAAGGCTACGAGGCCGACAGGTACCGCAAGTGAGGGAGTCCCACATAGAGGGAACCGTCAATCGCTACGCCCGGGACAGGGGCTGGCTGGCGTTCAAGTGGGTCTCAACCTCGCAGCGCGGGGTGCCCGACATGATCTATTTCAAGGACGGCGAGTGCCTGATGATCGAGTTCAAGGCACCCGGCAAGTCCGCTACTTCATACCAGCACGCAATCCACAAACGACTGAAGGAGCATGGCTTCCACGTCTACGTCGTTGACAACATCGAGCAGGGGAAACTCCTATTCTAAAGCACACAGACCTTCACCAGTACCAGCTCCGGGCCGCGCAGTTCATCAAAGACAATAGCCACTCGGCGCTGTGGGTAGACATGGGACTCGGCAAGACCGTCAGCACACTCACGGCGCTGGTCGATCTACTGGTCACCAAGGACATTAAGAAGGTGCTGATCATCGCCCCGTTGCGCGTGGCGCAACACACATGGCCTGCCGAAATAAAAAACTGGCAGCACCTACGGGCGCTGCGGTTCTCTGTCATAGCGGGACTCAGCCCCGCCAAGCGCGAGGAGGCGATGCACTCCTCGGCACCCATACACATCATCAATAGGGAGAACGTACCGTGGTTGGTAAACGCTTTGCAGCGCGAGTGGCACTACGACGCCGTAGTAATCGACGAAAGCAGCAGCTTCAAAAGTCACAGCAGCCAGCGGTGGAAGGCGCTGCGTCAGGTGGTGAAGGCGGGAAGCATCAAGCGGATGGTGCAGCTCACCGGGACACCGGCACCCAACAGCCTGATGGAGCTGTGGCCGCAGATATACCTCCTCGACAAAGGTAAGCGGTTAGGCGACACCCGGGGCAAGTTCCTCGAAACCTACTGCCGCCAAGTCGGCAACCCCCAATGGTCGCAGTATGAAGTCAGACCTGATCGCGTTGATCTGTTGCAGGAGAGGGTGGCCGATCTGGTGCTACGCATGGACGCAGACGATTACCTCGAACTGCCGCAGCGAATCGACAGCGACGTTGTGGTGACACTGCCGCCCAAGGCCCAGAAAGCATATAAACAGATGCAAGATGAATTCCTGATAGAGCTGGAGCAGGGCGAGGTGCTTGCAGCTAACGCGGCGGTGAAGATCAACAAGCTCCTGCAAGTCAGCTCTGGGTCGCTCTACACCGAGGACGGCTACGAGGTTCTCCACGACGCCAAGATCGAGGCGCTGAAGGAGATCGTCGAGGCTTCCAACGAGCCGGTGCTGATAGCCTACAACTTTCAGTCTGATGCCGAAAGGATTTGTCAGGCGATCAAGGGCGCGGTGGTGCTGAAAAAAGATGCAACCCTGATCGACAAGTGGAACAAGGGGCAGGTTTCGGTAATGCTGGCGCACCCCGCCAGTGCCGGGCACGGGCTGAACCTGCAACATGGCGGATCTTTGATCGTATGGTTTGGCTTATCTTGGTCGTTGGAGCTTTACCAGCAGTTCAATGCACGCCTGCATCGTCAGGGGCAAACGCGCCCGGTGCGCGTCATACATATTCTGGCAGACACCCCAGCCGACTTGTTGGTCAGGGACGTGCTCTCAGGAAAAGACGAAGCCCAAAGTAAGTTGCTTACGTTTGTGGACGCAATGCGAAACAATTAAAAGTTGTAGACAAGTTAAAGTAGTCGGTTTACTATCAGTCTCCATTCACTTACAACAGGGGGTTGTTTTGAACAACTTTGCAACCCGCTTGCTGGAAGCATGTAACGCAAGCGATGAAATACCAGATTACGGAAAGGGTCAGCAGACTGCGATAGCCGCGAGATTAAATGTCAGCCAAGAGGCTGTCAGGAAGTGGCTCGCGGGGGAGACTGTGCCGAGGGCGGCGATGTCGAAGCGGCTCGCTACACTGCTCGGCGTTAAGCACTCGTGGCTCATGCTAGGCACCGCTCATGGCGAGATTGAGGTAGACATAAGGTTGGCGAGACGCCACAAGGCCTGCGTCTACGCTGTGATGACCTACGTCGTTGGCGCTGGAAAGGGCGCAACCTTTAGCGACGAAGAGGCCATCGATGACATTACGCTGATTGATGGCGGCAAGCTGCTCAGGGTCAGTGTTGAGATGGCAGAACGCCCCAGCGAAGGCGTTTACGAGGTTAAGTTCTCCGAGCCGCAGAAGAACGCCGGGGTGACTGTGGCGGTGGTTGCGGAGTACCAAACGCAGCGTAGCGCGATGATGGACGCTCTTGAGATCGACGAAGATATCTGGAAAAAGCACGGCAAGCTCTCGGGAAGGGAGCTAGTCCTGCGGTTTGAGAAAAGCGCACGCGGGAACAACTACTCGGTTGGTGGTACGAAAATTAGAAAGTTCTTGGAGGCATGATGGAAAAACCGTATCTCGATTTGACAGAGCTGTCTGCTCTCTTCGGCATGAAGAAGAGCAGTCTGTTGAACGCGATCTCCAGCGAAAGGTTCTGCTGCCCCACTTACAAGCTGGGGCGTCAGCGCGTGGCGGATCGTAAAGTCGTGGAGGCCTACTTCGCCGCCAAGCGCGACGAAGGTTTGCGCCAAATTACAACTTAAAGGTGATAGACAACCTAAAGTCCTTTTTCTTTTAGGTTTCCGACGATGTGTTCCGCTCGCAGGTGCGTATAGGACTGAAGCATTTGGATGTCCCGGTGGCCGCTGAACATTGCCACCTCGGATGGCAGGAAGATCCCCATCTCAGTCAATCGGCTGACACCCTCGTGGCGCAGGTCGTGCCAGACCAGATCCTTGATACCCGCCTTGTCGCGATACCTGTTGAAGATCTTGGCCGCGTGGTTTGAGCTGACGTTGAAAATGAACTCCCCACGGCGCTCCTGCTTCTCAATAATCGCCATTGCATCCGCCAGTAGCGGAACCCGGCTGTAGACCTTGCCCTTGGGGTGCTTGCGCCAGCAGCCTACCGTTCTCTCCTCGGCATCCAACTCGTCCCAGCGCAGGGTAAACTGCTCCCCCCGGCGCATCGCGGTTAGGACAGCGAAGCGCATGACCTCTGGCAGAGACCAGTTCTTTTCCTGCGCCCCTTGGAAGTCATCCAGAATCCATTCCTCTTCGATAGCACGCAGCTCCTCGTCAGTGACCCTGCGCGTTCTGCGATCAGACTTGGTGATGAACTTCTGGCTTGCAAGCCAATCCTTTGCCAGATTGAATTCCGCCATCTCCGGCTTGAGCTGCATGTACGTCTCGGCAAATTTTAACAGCGTCCGCATGTACACGAATATGTGGTTTATGGAGCTGGCCTTAACCTCGTGCTTGCGCCTCTCGACGTACTCAAAGAACACCTCTCGCCTCAAATCCTTTAAAGCGTAGCACCCGAAGTGCTTGTCGATCTGCCGGTACACCTTGGCCTTATCGGCAGGCATGTCCAGCACCTTGAAGCTCTGATCAATCACGTCAGACAGCACAGTCTTTTCAGCCCTGAACTCGCCCTTTTCCAAGTCCGTCTCGGTCTTGCTGGCAAAGTCCTTGGCTGTCTGCCACTTGGAAAAAGTTTTAGAAACCGTAGGCTTTCCGGCCTTGCGGATCAACACCCGGTAACGGACGTTGCCTTTTGCATCTCTTCTCTTTTGAATCACTGCCACGATACACCTCCATCTGATTGCTAGAGGTTACAAAATTATCTGTGGAAAGACAACCTAGGGTTGTCGAAACTAAAACGTGGTACAGTTCGTGGTACAGTGACAAAAGTTATTTGTCTGAAGATGCCTTATTTTGCGTGGGTTTAAGTGATTGAAACGGTTACCTTTAATTTATCTAAGTGATTGAAAATGAACGAAAATGAAAATACCACGGTTATGTGGGACAACCGCTGCTTGCTGCACTATGCGGTTCACGATCATGGCGATAAACCTAGGGTTATCAACAGGTTACAGGTAAAAGGGCCAGTGCCAAAGTGACCCTCTAAAACCCCGTGGTACGCTCTTGGTACAGTTACCTGCGTCTTGGCGTTGTTTTGCGCTTGCTCTTTGGCTTCTTTGCCGTCTTGGCTGCGGCTTTGAAGTCTGCGGCACTTGGCGCACCTGCGCTCCCCGGCTTGCGTGGCTTCTTTCCCGCCTTACGGCGAGCGTGAATGTTTGCGTAGAGTCCTTTACGCGGTGTTGGCATGTTTCCTCCTAGCTTGTTGCCCACCAAAGCACCAAGGCGATAGCCACCGGGACTACCCCAAGGCATATGGCGATGGCTATCAGTATCTCAATCAGTTGCTTTTTCTTTTTCCTTGCCAGAGCTTCTTGTCTCTTGACCTCTTCCTGACGGTTCTTTCTAGCCTCGGCCATCTTCTGCTGCATATCATCCCAGAGGTCAGTTCGGTTCAGGGACAGGAATAAATCCTTCATCCTTTGACGTGACTGACGAACCATCTCCTCTGCCATAACCGCCTTGGCGGCCTCGGCCTCGCTCATGGTTCGGGTAGAGTTCTTGGCTTTTTGCAGATCAAACTCGGCAGCGCCCATGCGGCCTATAAAGGCACCAAGGGACTCGATGTTGTTGGCCGCGCCAGCCGCCATCTCTAGCGTCTTGCACGCCGCCGTCACCGCTGCTACTGCTTCTATTATCATGGAGCCATCAGGTTCATATAGGCTTGCTCGTCAAGCATGCCGGTCTTCAAAGCCTGACTAGCTTTGACAAGATCGGCAGCCGTGTCGCGCACCATGTTGGGGAATGCTGGCCTGAACCCGCCAAACATATCTTCTTCCCTTGCGTCCTCGTCGGTCATACGTTTGATCGGCAACACGTCGCCGTAAGCGAAGCCCTCGTCTGGTGCTAAGGCTTCCAGAGCTGGCGCTATGCTGCGTTGGCTGTCCTCGTACATTGCCAGCTCCATGTTGTTCATGGGGCGCGAGGTTCCGTCTGCGTTCCGCACCATCAGGTCTTCACCTGTAGCACCGGCCAGTAGCCCGGTTGGTAGGCCAGTAACAGCCACATTGACGCCACGGTCTGAGAGGTTGCGTAGAACGTCCTCTGTAATGACCCCAGACTTAGCGGCCATCTGCATGGCGCGTATGTTGCGATCAGTAGGATTTATTGGGTCTACTACTGGAAGTTGTTTATCGCCCAAGCGTATTCCCGGTAAAAGCTCAAATATCGACACGTCATCGATACCAGAGAGCTGCGCGATGCCTTCACCCGGAACGCCATAAGGGTATGCCGGGTGAGTAGACTTCATTGGGTCTTTGCCTGTGGAAATTCTGCCGACGTTCTGTATACCGGCGTCTCTGGAATTAACCTGTGTGGGGTCAGCTACGGCGAGACGAGCTTGCCCGATGCTGAGACTCCCGTCGTTGCGAAATTGCTTATCAAAGACTCTATCTTTCAGCTCTTTGCGAACCGCGTCGGGCGTGTTGCGCCAGACTTCTACAGAGCGTGGATCATCAACACCCTTCCACCCTTTGATTTTTAACCCGGCGTTCTTTCGTTTCTTGGTCTTTCTGTCTATTGACCCAACAGTCTCGTAATCCCTTATGGCCTTATCGAGTGCTTTTTTCTGAGACGGTGACATGGCAGCAGATGCGTAAGCCATCATTGTCTCGCCGGTCATGGTTGCAAAATCACCACCTGTTGGTGCCATGCGCCAAGGTATATAAAGAGGGTCTTTGCCGTAGGTTTCTTTAAGCTCTCCAGCGGCTTTCATTATTTGGTTTACTGGATTTCTGGCCGAGGCCCACACCTGACCGGGGTTAAGCTCATCGTCGAACATGTAGCCCTGACCGCCGCGAAGCATCACAGGGTCGTTAAACCTTACGCCGTCGATACCGATTATCTCCCCTCTGGCGTCGGTTCGGTCTGACATAGACGTAACGAAAGGCATGCCCTCAAAATCAGACAACTTAGCAGTCGGGGGAGGCGCGTACCCTTGGTTCCGCAATACCTCTACCTCGAAATTGTTTAGCCTCTCGACTTCTCTTTTTCGCTTATCAAACCGCTCGTCGTACATGCGGCCAAGATCATCAACAAAGTCAGAGGCACCGTCATATAACTTTTTTGCAATAACAGAACTAAAACCCGACATATCAAGCCATCCTCATATCAAGTACACCAGCCTCCGGGGTGGGTGTGAATTGATTGGGATCGTTAAGCATGCCGGAGCTTTGGCTTGCCTCCTCCAACAGCATCTTCTCTTTCTCTCGCTTGGCCGCACTGTCGAAATCAATAGGCGTTCCAACAAAAGGGTTAGTCATATCCGGCGTGCTCAGATCCATTTGGCCCAAAGACACCATACCAGCGGCAGGGATGTTAGCGCCGATAGATGCCAGTGAGTTCTGCATCATCTTGGCCGAGTCGGCGGCTTGCATCTCCTCAATCTGAGGCATCTGCCCCGCTCCAGCTAGACCGTAATTGTTCTGCCCGAATCCCAGCGCCCCAAGCGTTGAGGTTGCTGGATTAAACAGCTCGTTCTTGCGATCTTCGATTCCACCCAAGAACTGAGACGCCTTGCCGTACATGCCGTCGCCGTTGGGATCCATGAACTTGTTCATGATGTCCATCTTGGCATCGCCTGCGGCCTTGAAAATATCTAACAATCCCATTGTGTTTCCTTACTCAAAAAGCATTCCGCGAGTTTCAGCGTCAGCCCCAGTGTTCCCAGACTCGAACTCTATGACCGCGTCGTAAAGTTCCATCAAGCCCTCTTTCGCTGCCATGCGTGCGCCAGCTCTGACCCACTCTGGCCCGGTGCCAGATTTAGATCCTTTGGTTACCCAGTTGATAAATGGCTTTGACTGCAAACCCTTAGATGCAAGATAGGGAAGGACAAAAGTGCCCAGAACCGCCCCAGAAACTTGAGCGGCGTCTCCCCCAGCCAGTCCTGCTCCCGCAGCAGTAAGAGCGGTAGTTAGAAGGTTCTGCGCTCCTGTGTTTGAGTAGTTCACTAGCTGGTCTGTCTCTTTAAGCGCACCACCCAACACCCGCAGATCCTCAAATATCTCTCTGCTGGTCATGTTGAACAGCACATCTTTAGATTCTTCGTGTATTACATTGGACGATGTCTGCGTGGGTATGCGAGACGGAGACAATCGCTCTGCGATCTCAGCGGCGCTCCCTTCTTTCGCTTTGCCTACATCCTCTAGGATGCCAGCGCCAGCCTTACCCATGTCTGCCTCGGTCATGACACCAGAGGTCTGCATACGAGCTAGTCCGTCTGGGTCTCTCTTTGCCAAAGAAGCAATTTTGCTCGACACTTCCTCTGGAGGTAGCCACTCCTTGCCACTGTTAGTGGTCATGGTAGGCGTAATGACTTCGTCAATCGTCTTAGACCCCGCCCGATAAAAGTCGTTAGCAGCTGTCCAAGCCGCATATGCCTCGTCGCCTTGGCTCTTTGCCAGCTCCTGCATGTCAAGGGTGATTGCCTCGTAGAGCTTCTTTGCTTGCCCGAGTCCAATGTTCCCCGGCCCGACTGATTCTCTAGCCCCTATCTGCTCGCCCAAGGTAGAACGTATCTGCGCCAAGCTGGCATAAGAAACCGGGCCGCCGTCTTCCAAGGCACCTATGATCTTTCGGGCAAGCTGGGGTTCAAAAAGTTCACCCAGCGCATCTACACCAATCATGCCGCCAGCGGTGCTTCTGAGGTTCATCGGCATGATCACCTCATCTGGGCCGATACGCTCGTCAACAAGTTTGTACATGTTGTCGGCTTCTTCTCGGAAGGTGGTGATGAATCCTTTGCCTTTGTCTATCGCGTTCCTGCCTGCTGTTATGGAGCTGACAGGGCCGCCCATGCCTTCAAACATATCGTCAATCATTGTTTGAATGCCTGCGTACATTTCGTCAGCAGATTTTTGGAAGTTACCCATCGCTGCGCCCATCCTTTGTGAGCCAGCCTCTAACGATTGCAGCAACCCGTTGCCTACCGTGCCTGCTGTGGCTTCAATGCCATACTTTTCAACGACCTCGCGTACAGCTTCCTGCGCTGGCCCTGTGACAAACTTACGCATGAAGTTAGATACGGGCGCACCTAGCTTATCCACGGGCAACATGCCTAGGGCGGCCTCAACGCTGTAGTCCTCGAACTGCTCGCCTAGCGTGCGCGTGTCTACCGTGTCACCCAGATACTCCATACCTTGGTCGTACATTAATCCAGCGCCTGCTGATGCAAGGCCACCGGCAACATACGGAGCAGCCGCGCCAACACCTGTAGTGGCGGCGGGAGATGTTAAAACCGCGGCACCAATACCCGCGCCAGCGGTAACAAGCTCTCGTCCATACTCGGGGATGTCGCCTAAGTCCATGCCCGGTGGGTTGTACAGGAACGGCTGGTTGTTGCGTCGGTTAATGGCTAGGAAATTATCTTCGCCATAAGGTATGGCCTCTGGGTAGAAGTTACGCATCGTAGCCAGCCTGTCCTCTGGACTCTGCGCTGCACCTACCTGAAGGCGTATATCTCCACTCGCGCCACGGTCTTGATCTATCTGGCCCTCGTTGAATTGAGACATACCTGCCTGAATCGCAGAAAGTGTGTCCTTGTCCCATTCGGGGTTTTTGCCTTTCTCTGTGTCGTACAAGGCAATCAAAGCGTTGAGATCTTGGCTCATCGATCTGTTCTCATCATGTAGGTGGGGATATCAGGGTTGGGGGTATTAGATTTGTAACCCTCTGGGCCTTTCATCAATGCGTCTTGATCAATACCTAGACCTGTAAAGGTCTCGTCTGGCATCGTGTAGTTGATGTTCTCAATCGATGACTCGGTGTCGATATTCGGTGCGCTACCCAGAAGTTCGTTGATCTCATCATCTTGGTATTGATAACGCTTAAACTCTTTCTGGTATCCGTCTCTCTTGCTCTGGTAGGCGACGTTGTATGTGTCAACCAGCTCGTTAGACAGAGCCATGATCTCCTGTCTCATTTCAGGGGTCAGACGTTGCCCGTTATCAGCCTGCTGCATGATGATTTTCATTCTCTCGAATAAGCCGCCGGCAGAAGAGGCGACCGCAAATTCGCCCTCTCTAACAACAGAAGTCGGGTCTAGCATCTTCATGAAGCCGAAGATGGCTGCGATGTCACCGAAGGCATCACCTGCTTCAAGAGATGACTTCAGGCGGTTGTAGCCTTGCAGCGCCTGTTTATATCCAGATACTTGCTGCGCGAACTTCTCTGCGCGACCCGTTACAAAGCTGTGCGTCGTGCGATCTACAACCCTGTCGCCGAACATCATAGCCGTCCTTTTTTCTAAGGCTAGTTGCTCAGTCAAATCTTGACGCATGGTGGGGTCGTAATAGTCGGCTGCTCTACCCTTACCAGCAGCAAACCCCATTAGCTCTTTTTCATACGGCGACGTGGCTTGTATTTGCTGATTGCGTCGGCTGACCTCCAAAGACGTAGCGGCGTCGAGCCGCTGGTTGCGTGAGGTCAGGAACTTCTCGACGTTGGTTTCTCGCAAAGCCTGAAGGGCGTCGAACTGGTTACGGTACCCGGTCTTGAGCCGTTCACTAGGGTCGTACTTGGTTGTGTCCTCGCCCTTGAGCCAGAACAGCGGCGACAAGAACATGCGCCCGGTGTCCGCCAGTGTGTCGCCCACCTTAAACAATGTGCTGTCGGCTATCTCTTCTCGACGAGCCTTGTCCTGTTGCAGCGCCATCTGGAGTCGAGCCTCGCGTGACAGCGCGATGTTTCGGTAGGGGTCTACTAGCTGGCCTTGTTGGTTTGGAACCATGCCGGCCCGGCGCATTGTGTATGCGCTCTCAGCTCCGACAGCGGCGGGGTCGATACCGGGCTGCTGTAATTGCTGCGCCACATCAGCACCACCAAGATCCTGTAGCCGCTCGTCCAGCAGAGCTTGCTGGTCGCCCAGATCAAAATTGCCCCGCAGTACGTCATATATTCCAGCCATGTTCTTTCCTTAGATGCTGAAGTTGAAGCCGCTAGACTTGCCCTTGCTGCTAGTGTTCGAGCTGGACAAGTTGTTGGGCGCTCCAATCTGCTCATTGTAGAATTGCAGTGAGTTGTAAGGTGCCATGCCCTGACGGTAATTGTAGTTTTCCATCTGCTGATCGTAGTCGCGCATGTATTGACCTGAACCTTGCGCCCGATCCAAGCCAGATCCGACCATGTTCGCGCCCGTTTGCGACATACCCATGCCTGCCTGACCGCCACGGAAGGACATATCTGCGCCAAACTGGTTGTTGGCTGTGTTTGAATTGAAGGCGTTAGCGCCCATACCAGTGCCGTACTGTCGAGCGTTGTTGTACTGGGTGGCATCGAACTGTCTGCCGTCTTGTCGCTGCCCCGCGTTGAACTGGTTGTTGTTCTGACTGAGACCGTAACCTTGGCCGAGAAGTTGATTGCCGAAACCTGCGTTTGTTTTCATTGCGTCTTGGCTAAAGCCAGCGTTCTCAGATGATCTACCGGCCTCGACGCCGAGTCCGGCTCTAGACATGTCCTGCCTAAAACCTGTGTTTTGCATTCCTGTCTGCTGGCGAAAGCCAGTGTTCATGGCGTCTACGCCCGTGGCGGTGTTGATGCCGGTACGGAGCATGTCGTTTGCCGCGCCCATGTTGGCTAAACCTGTTTGCTGATCAAATCCAGCGTTCATACTCGCTTGGTTTGCTGCGACATCAATACCTCTGCCTTGCATGGCGTTTGCCGCGCCCATGTTGGCTAAACCTGTCTGCTGGTTGAAGCCTGCGTTCATACCCGCTTGGCTTGCTGCGACATCAATACCTCTGCCTTGCATGGCGTTAGAAGCGTTTTGGTTCGCAATGTTAGTTTGCTGGTTGAACCCAGCGTTCATGCCAGCTTGTGAACCAGCTAGGTCAATGCCTCTCGCTTGCATTGCGTTTGTGGCGTCAGCGTTTCTAATGTTTGCTTGCTGGTTGAAGCCTGCGTTTTGACTTGCTTGGTTTCCGGCGATGCCAAGACCTTGACTCGCCATGCTGTTGGTAGCGCCTGCGTTGAACTGCTGATTCTGCTGTCCCATCTGCGCGTTCTGCTGCGCTCGGTTAGCCTCGATACCCAGCGCCTGACCATACGCCTGACCACGCATCTGCGAAGATACGTCCGCTGATCGGTCTGCTGCTCCGCGTGCGGCTATAGCGTCCATGACTGCTCTTCGACTTGACCCACTATTCCCAGATGCTGCGGCGTTGGATGCGTTGCCTGTAAACTGGTTCTCTTCCAAGTTGCGGTTGATGTCTCGCGTAGCTGCGTTGATCTGACCCTGTAAAACATCGTTGTTAATGTAATTTGACAGATTGCCTTGATTAAACCCTTGGTTCTGTGTTCCCGCAGATTGAGATGCAAGGTTGCCAGCCTGACTAACCACACCTGAGTTGAAACCGTTTACGTTTGCCGCGCCAGCGTCTCTGCTCATGCCGCCAATCTGATTAGCTAAGTTGGTATCGATACCGTTGACGCTGGCGGCGTTGGACATGTTTGCCATACCACCAATCTGATTCGCTAACCCAGAGTTGATGCCGTTTACGCTGGCGGCGTTTGCTTGGTTTGCCATGCCGCCAATCTGATTCGCTAAACCAGAGTTTATTCCGTTGGCACTAGCGGCGTTTGCTTGGTTTGCCATGCCACCAATTTGTGACGCAAAGCCTAGATTCGGCCCCTGTCCCTGCGCGGCGTTGCCTTGTGCAGCCAGACCGCCGTACTGCGACACGTTGCCGAGGTTTGGCCCTCTGTTGTAAGCCGCGCCCATCCTTGATGCGCTATTTCGCATGTTGTTGGCGGTGTTGTAGTTTACGCCGCCAGACTGAGCGAACCCTCCTTGAGAAACGCCCCCAGCGTACTGGTTGCCGGTATTCATGGCAAAGTTAGCGCCTGCACCGGGGCCAGCGTTCATGGCTTGGTTGGCGTAGTTCATCGCACCACCAAAGCCCTGATTCATCATGCCCCCGCCTTGCGTCATCATGTTGCCGCCAGCGTTGGCAATTTGGTTGCCTCCGGCGAACTGATCGTTCAGCGATGTTTGAAGGTTTGGGTTGATACCAGCAACGCCTTCAACGGGCATCGGCCCTTGGTTATAGAGATCCTGAGCGTTTTGCCTTACATCTTGCAGGAACGGCTGCTGAGTTGGATCAACGTATGTGTTCGCTTGACTGTTGGAGCTGCTGCTTGATTTTTTCTTACCGAATCCAAATATCATGGTTCTGTCCTATGCAATGTACTGCCATCCGGCATCGTAATAATAAAGGCCTCGACCAGAGCCGGGGTTCCAAGCCGTCCCATCTGCGAGCACCACCTGACCAGTTTCTGGCTTCGCTGGCTCCACGGTCAGCACCGGCAGCGTTGTCGTTTGACCGGCAACAGTGAAGCCGTTGGCGATCCTGTTAAGCTCCTGCACCAGCCAGCTACGCAGGCCCACCGCCGTGTCGGCGGCTGTGCTTGAGGGGATGTAGCTCATCGGCCTGCAACCTCCTGCACGTCGATATCGAGTCCGGTCAGACGCCAGTAGTCGGACGCTGAGTTCGACTCGATTCGCAAAGCGAAATACCTGCCAGATGTGCGGAAGTCGATTTTATGATCTGACTCGACGTTGAAGGTCTTGTCGATCTGCCAGCGGATACCGTCCTGCGGCGCGTCGGAGATTCCTACCTGCACGCGCACACTGCCGGTGCCCTCAATCTGGGGCATGATGCCTTTGAGCTGCTTGATGTTGCGTGTTGACTGACCCAGCACTTGATCGAGATCGATCTTTGTGGCTTCGAGGAATGCAGGCATTGCGTTGCCCGACAGGCCGTTGGTGTCGTTCATCATGCGGATCTTGTCGCCAACGGAATCGGCGGCGAAGAGTTTAATGTTGTTGGCCTGCGTTCCCAGCGACACGTTTGACCAATAGTCGCTGGAGGCGTTCCAAGTGGCAGTCGAGTTGGTGTAGTTACCCGACGTGTCCATGCGATCAGCAACCGTCATCGACCTAGCGTTTGGCAGGTCGATGAACGTGAAGGCGTCCTGCTTCCAGTTGTAGACCAGTGCGCGGTTTGCAGACTGCGAGTCTGCTGCGTCATCATCGGCGTAGCAGATGTACACTTCAGTCGTGTCGGGGATGGTCTGACAGAAGACAGAGCGAGTGTCGGCGAGGTCGTTGAAGAAGGTGCGCCTCACTTTGTTGTCTACGATGCTTCGCTTCTGCGACCCATCGTGCAAGTAGATGTCGTTCTGGCCCACGACCACATGGCCGTTAGGTATCGACGCACACGCGCCACGGTTGATGATGCCGTCATCGCTGAAGACCTCTCGGAAGCTGAACACTAGAGGGAAGCCGATAAAGTCCATGGCGAACACGCCGCGCTCTGCGTAGATAATGTTCGAGTTGTTCAGCGTCAGTTGATCGACCAACTCGCCGTTAGAGCCGCCCAGAGTTGTCTCACCTGATAAGTTGGTTGTGCTGGTAATGTCATAGGAGCCGGGGATGCTGGAGGGGTCGTACTCGTCAGACCAGCGGACGGTGAATGGCCGCTTGCTGCTTCCGATCTCATAACCAGTCATCACCAAGAAGCTGTTGAATGGCTTTAGGCACTGCGTGACCAAGTTGCTGGGCCACGAGGGTAGATCAGCAAATCGAGTGCCGGAGGGCAGCATGTACTGCGGTGCCTCGGAGCCGTTGTTCATCATCATGGCCGTACCAAGCTGCGCCCCCTGCCAGCGCGGCGAGTTTGAGTAGTTAGTAGAGTCCGATGTCTTGGTCACGTTCGTGACCGTAGTCCCGTCGAAGCGATAGAGCTTGTTGAGACTTCCGATCACCAACGTGTTGTTGCCGCCATACAGCCATCCCTGCACGGCGGTGGGGGAGAAACTCAGCGACTCGCGCACGCTGTGCCCTAGCGCCTTGCCGATGCGTCCGCTGTGGAACGTGACGTTGTTCCCATCAGGGAACTGCGTTAGCTCAAGATCATAGGGGTCTTGATCTGTAACGATTCCGCCTGCGCCTATTTTTCTTAGTGGGATGTATGGCATTACGCGAACTCCACCTCAACAACGCCTGACCCGTCAAAGTCTGCTCTCTCTGAAGTCGTAAGCTGCCACTGCCAAACAGTCACGTCTTGAAAACTTTGATGGTCAGATGGGTATTGAAAATAGCTGTAGCCCGTGCCACTTCCTGTGTACTTGGTTCCCATTGAATTAAAAGAAACCGAAGAAAAAAGGTTTTCGCTCTGTTGACCGTCTACCCAAACCTCTAGTTTCTTGAACGGGGTGCCGTAACCAAAATCTTGGTAGGTCACGCGAATCCCCTCAATGTCTACACCGTTCAGTTGAGTAGGTGAAACTGACCCTAAATTACTGCCGCCTATCCGCGTTGTCTGGAAGCCAGCGACATTTAAGGTGCTCGTACCCGAATAGCCCTGCGTAACTCGGTGGTTCGCTGACCACACCAACGTGCTGCCAGAATACACCTCTAACACCTGCGTTGAGCCAGAATATATCTCTGTGATTTCTGTCGATCCGCTGTAGATACCTGACATTTTAGCTAGTCACAAAATAGATTGTGTTGGCGTCAGGGGAACCGGGAAGCGAGGAAACCACCGCAACAGATTTACCGTCTACCTTGGCGCTGTCTGCTGCTGTACCCCCGATTGCTAAAAACCGATTGTCTGCTTGAGTTTCAGTGAAATAACGAGTGTCGTGGGTGTGCGAGTCGTTGGCGACTGTTGCCGTGATGCTCACATTGCCCAAGTTGGTCATGGTGCCAGTGCCACTGACATCACCTGTTAAAGTTATTGATGGGTCTTTGGTTAAAACCAAATCAATAGTTCCATCAGCATCATCGTAGGTGGCACTTAAACCAGTTTCGGTGTTGCCAGAGAACATGGCTCCTACTACGTCCTGCACCTCTTCCGCAAACGAGTCGATGTTAGATGCGACGTGGTTGTGGCTGTCATCCGCAACCGTAGCGGTAATGCTCACATTGCCCAAATTGGTCATGGTGCCAGTGCCACTGACATCGCCGGTCAAAGTTATCGTTGGGTCTTTCGTCAGAACCAGATCAATAGTGCCGTCATTATCTTGGTACGTCGCACTCAAACCAGTTTCGGTGTTGCCCGTAAACATGGCTCCGACAATGTCTTGCACATACTCGGTACTTAGCACCAAGTCCACGGTGCCGTCGCCGTCTTGATAAGTGGCGGACACCCCTGTCTCAGTATTGCCGCTGAACATGTAGCCAGCTATATCCTGAACTGCCTCTGTGAACCCGTCGATGTTGCTTGTGATGTGATTGTGAGAATCATCAGCAATTGTGGCCGTGATGCTCACATTGCCCAAGTTGGTCATGGTGCCAGTGCCACTGACATCGCCGGTCAAAGTTATTGTTGGGTCTTTGGTTAAAACCAAATCAATAGTGCCATCCGCATCATCGTAGGTGGCACTCAAACCAGTTTCGGTGTTGCCGCTAAACATAGCGCCCACAACATCTTGTACTTCTTCGGCAAATGAGTCGATGTTAGATGCGATGTGGTTGTGGCTGTCATCCGCAACCGTGGCGGTGATGTTTACGTTCTGCGAACCGTTAAAAGAAGCAGAGCCAGTAACATCGCCAGACATAGATATCGTTCTGGATGTAGTAAGTTGTGAAGCGGTTGTAGCGGTTGTAGCGGTTGCTGCATTCCCTGAAGTGTTCTGATTGCCAGAGGTGTTTACGCCCGGAAGGTTGATGCTGGCGGTGCCGTTAAAAGCGACGCCGCCGATGTTTCTGGCTGTCGCAAGTCGAGTAGCGGTTGCCGCGTTCCCCGATGTGCTCTGGTTGCCAGAGGTATTTACGCCGGGCAAGTCAATGCTGGAGGTGCCGTTAAAAGAGACGCCGCCGATGTTTCTGGCAGTTTGCAGCCTAGTGGCCGTCGTGGCGTTTCCGCTCAACGCGGCTGTAATCGTACCGGCGGTGAAGTTGCCAGAGGCGTTTCGCTTGACGATTGTGGTCGCGGTGTTGGCACTGGTCGCTAAGTTAGCCTTAGTCACCGCGCTGTTGATATCTGTGTGGCTGCCGCTGACCGCGCCAGTGACGTTCGGGAACGTAGCCTTGATTGTGCTTTTGATCAAGCGGATGTGGTTGTCGCCGTCGCTGATGTTGTCCGAGCTAGTGGGGTTCGATACAACCAAGCCGTTGATATATGTGCTGGATTCGAGAGCCATTATTTTTTCACCTTGTTCATAATGCCGATAACTCCCCGGACACCGAAACTGGCGGCGATAATTACGGACAGTCCATACTGGTACCACTCTGGCATGGTTGATAAAACCTCAAAGCCTTGTCGGACATACGGTACCGCCGAGGGCACAAACGCCAGCACCAGAGGTATGCTGAATAAAATTGTCAGCCACTCGTCTTTCCAGCTCTGGTTGCTGGCGCGAGCCATTGCCGTTTCCCAGTCAGCCGCAGACTTGGCCTGCGTGATCATTACCTTGGACTCTGCCTCGGCCTTGGCCTTGGTCTTGGCGACCTTGCCCTCCATCCAAGTTTTGCCTAGCTCGGCAACCGGGCCAATGATCGATCCCAGTAAACTCAATTCGCCACCCCGCTAACCAGTAGTCCAACAAACACCGTCATACCCAGCCAGAAAAGTCGCTCGCCCTTGCCGAGCGTGAACTCCTGCACCGCGTTCTGAGCCTCAAGCTCATCGACTCGGTTGTCTAGCTGCTGCACCTGCTCGTGAATCCTGTCGTTGTGCTTCAATATCGTCGTGACGCGCTCCTCGATACGGGCCAGTGAGACCAATGCGTCATTGATCGTGTCCAGCTTCTCCTCGAAGCGCGTTAACCGCTGCTCGACATCCACTAGCTGTACTGCCATATCATTGGGTCTGTTTCGCGCCTATCGACGTGAACAAACGTCTTCGCTACACCGATGCCCTTGAACCCGAGCTTGATGGCGTTGCTGACAATCGCGTGCCGCTGCGCCCCGCCAGTGACCTTAATGTCCGCCGCAATGCCCAGAGTGTGCTGCCCGGGCCTTGCCTTGGCGGCCTCGGCGCTGTGGGACGGCGAGCGGTAACCCGATGTGATGATGAACGGGAATCCGCACACGCCGCGCAGGTCATCGAGAGCGGACACGAAGTCCCACTGGATCTCGTTCTCTCCGGTTTCACTGCACGCAAAGTCTTCGATTTTGAAGTATCGAAAGTCCATATGGCTCCAAGAGGGTTGTGTGCTGTCGCGGAAGCGGTGTAGCAGGGTGGATGTTGTCGATTCTACTGAAAGTTGTATCTAAATCAAAGACTTATAGGTATCTGTATTTGATGGTTGCCGTCGTAGCACCGCCCGATTCTGATAGATCCTCGACGCCAGCCAAAGACACGTCGTAGATATTTGACGCAAAGCCTTTGCTCATGTGGTAGTTGAAGAGGCTACTGTTGTGATTGCACCTTATTAAAAAGCCAAGCATCCCTAGCTGGTCACGCAAAAAATCTCTTGTAGTCTCGACGTAGGCTAAGTCGTGCAGCCAGCTTTTGCTGCCTCCAGCGTCTGCACCGTAGAGGGCGTATTGGAAAACAATGTAATCGTTTTCCGCTGGATCGATGTTGCAAGCCGCTATTTGAACTGGGTGCCCATCTTTTTGCCATAAAAGAACCATTAACACAGGGATATCTGAGTGTAAAAATTGTTCATATTGCCCCCTTATGACTTCCTTTTTAGCGCCGTTATCTGCGGGGCTTCCGTAATACGCCCAATCAAATGTGCCTGATTCCATGCTTGGCAGAGACTGCGCAAACAGGGTGTCAAAGCTCGCCGGCAAGGTGTCAATTTGTGACAGTGTGTACATTAGCCTTGCCCGCCGTAAAATTGGTTCATCGATATGGTTCCGCTGCTTGGTATGCCTGTATTGATGCTGGTAGCCGCAGTGGCACGACGAACGTAGTAGTAGTACGTTGTCGTGTATTTGCCGTAGATCGTCGTATAAAGAGAGCCTCGCTGATATGTGTAGCCGCCAGCCGTGGCGCTTGTCGCGCCAGCACTCACATTAGCCACCTGCGAGCCGTTCCAGACCACAATACCGTCGCCGGTAAAGTAATAAAGCGGGGATTGTAAACTAGCCTGATAACTTGAATACGACCCTGTTCCAGTTGTCGGGACATAGCTCCCGCCACGGTAATACTCCGACATCGAAATCGGGTTGCTGCCTCCAAACTCAGCCTGCACTTGGCTGAGTGATATTGCGCCAGAGGTCTGAAGTGGCATTAATCAGTCCAGAGCGCGTTGCAGACTGCCTGAACCGCAGCATCTTCCCCGCTGATATCAGTGACGTTCTGCACTTTGTTGCCATTCTCGTCTGTGCTTTCGGTATACCGCTTCAGCACCACCTTGCGATCTGAGGTGAACGGAAGCTGCGCGTCCTCGGTATCGTCAAAAGTTTCCTCATAAACCACCGTCACCAGCCAATCTGGATCTCTTGGGAAAACCTCCAATCGGTTCACCGTCCTTACTCGTGTGATCGCCATCTATTTATCCTCTAGCTGTGCCCTGAGGTCGTTAACCTCTTGCTTTAATTCTTTGATCGCCTCAACCAGCAACCCAATCGTGCCGCTGTAGTCGAGGGTCAAATGATCTTCTACCTCGCTGACTGCTTCGGGCAGTACCGCCTCAACGTCTTGAGCGATTAGCCCTGCGTAGCGCCGGTTGGCATCGTCCATGTCTGTACGGATGTAGGTCTGACCGTGTAGCTGCTGCACTTTAGAAAGCGCGTCAGTAATTGGCTCAAACTGCGCCTTGACCCGACGATCTGAGTAGGCGGTGATGTTGCCGGTGGCAGTGAACGATCCGTTGTCGTTGAAAGTGTATTTAACGGTGGTGCCGTCTCGGATGTAGAAGTTTCCGATTCCAGAGTTGAGATCCATGTACATGTGCGAGCCGTTGCAGAATAACTCCACATCGTCGCCAGAGCCAAAGCGCAGGAAGTCGCTGTCCGCTAAGTCGATGGCTACTCGGACATTCAGTGTTCCGGCAACGGTTGTCGTGCCTTGGTTTACCTCAAGCCGCTCTGTGCCGCCCGTTACAACACGCCATTGATCGGCTGCGTGGAATTGCATGTAGGTATTTGTGTCGCCCGAGTGCCGAATCTGACTTGGTATATCGATTGCACTGGCGGTGAACACAGCGCTGCCGTTGCTTAGTTGTAGTTGAACCTGATTATTCGCGTAACAATCCAAGCGGTTGCTGGAGTTGAGGTAAATCAGTCCGCCAAGAAAATCATCATCCGTATCCCCTAATAAAATACCGCTCTGAGAAGATGTTCCTGTAATAATTTGAAGATAGGCGTTGCTTGTGTCGCCAATCCTTATAGCCGCCTCGGAATTGAAAGCATCACCACCAGAGCTTCCGATTGCGATATTTGTGTTGGCGTTCAGTGAAATACCGCCGCAGTCGGTCATCGTGTTGTTGTTCATGTCCAACGTGGCGGCGGTGAAGTTGAACTCATGCGATCCGTTACACGCTACACCGATGGTGTTAGCACCGCTGTCGAAGAAGCCGGTATTAGTGTCGCCTACCTGAAACGCAGGAGATGCCGCTGTGCCTACGCCGGAGAAAAACCTGTCGGCTGTTACTAAGCCGGAAACCGAAAGGTCACCCGTGCCTGAGTGGTAAAGTTTGCGCCAACCATACCAAGTGCCGTTGTAATAGTTTCGGAAGTAGTAATTGTTTCCGTTGTATTGGTGGTAGGTCTGATAAACCATAAGGCCGTCTGATTTGACGGTCAGCATACCAGCGGAGGATGCAGGGTAGTTGGAACCGTTCGTCGCGCCAGAGTTAGAGTTTTGGTGATAAAACCCATTGTCGGTGTAGTTGTTGAGATCGACGCTACCCCCCAAATCAGAGCCTTTAATCATGATTTGCGAGGCGTGGACGCCGTCAACAGTGTCAGCATCCAGACCTGAGCCAGAGCCGTCGTTGCCTGCGTGCCAGACTGTATTGCCCCCAATACTGATATCGCCTGTGGTTGTTAAAGCACCAGTGATCTGCGCTCCACTAGCGTTGATGTTCAGCCGCCGGGTGCCGTTGGCGGCAAAAGCAACTTCGTGGTTGGCAGGCGAGTACATCCCAGTATTCAGGTCGCCATTAAAGCCATACGACGCTGTGGTTGTTGAACCCAAACCGGCTGTTAAAGAGCCTCCAAAATAGTTACGAACTGCGTCAGCAATGTACACGCCGTAGGCGGTAGAAGGCAGAGTGCCTGCATAGTTGCCGTAATAGAGATAGCCGGTATTAATGGTGACATCGCCAGCGGAGTCGTTATCAAACTGCGCCTGAAAAACGTGTGCGCTCGATAGCGTTGTGCTCGCGCCCGAAGGATCAATTTCAACCTCACCGTAGACGCCAACCGCGAGATTGACATTAGAGTCTTGCCCTGCGCCCACGAGTGTTTTTCCGTAGAGCGCGTAATTGTTGGTGATCGTTGTACCGCTGGCGTTTGCCACAGAGTTTAGGGCGTGAACTCCGTAGCTGCTGCTTAAAGTGCCGCCAGTGACATCACCTGTGGCTTGAAAATATCCTCCGTACAGAGCTGTAACTTGTCCTGCGGTTTGCTCGGCTTCTGCGCTGGCATATATCGAGTATATTAAGTCAGAGTCGCCCGTCGATTTTACGCTGCTTTGGATGCCGTAGAGCCTGTGCTCGTGGCTTGTGCCCCCTCCTGTCGCGGAACTATCCACGTCAACCACCAGACCAGTATGTGCTCGGTCTGCGGTTGTTGTATCAGACCCGCTGGCGTTGTGGTCGATCAACATGGTTGTAAACGCCGCGTCAGCGACCGAATCTGTGCCCGTTACCCGCAAACCGTTGGAAGAAGTGACATCGACTTGTAGGTCTCCGACGTTGTCAAGTTGGTTCCCTTTCATATCCAGCTTGGTTGGCTGGAAGTCGTATTCCAGAACGCCGCCGAGAGCCACGCCGATCATGTTAGCGCCGCTGTCGTAAAACCCTGAGTCTGGGTCGCCAACTTTATATGCGGGTGATGCCACTGAGCCGATACCCGACAGGAATCTGTCAGCGGTCACTTGACCACTTGCGCTTATGGTTCCTATGTTCGATAGGTTGCGGCTTTGGTCAATTATCACAGTAGTGCCCATCTCCAAGGAGCCGGTAGCAATGCGGACATTGCTTTTTGGTTCAAGGATGATGTCTGCCTGCGTGTCAACAATAGCTGCCGCATCCAGCCCCAAATACGCACCAAACGTACCGCCAGCGTTTGTACTAATAATCATATCGCTGTTGGCGTTAGTATTGCCGGTATATCCGATACCCATGGCATCGCCTTCGGTATTGCGTAACAAGATTTTTGCTTCAGCCCCGCCACCACCACCGTTGCCCGTATCACTCAAAATAAGCTGTGGGGTACTGTTTGAAACAATCACATCACCGCTGCTCGTAATGGCACCGCTTTCGATGGTTCCTAAGTTTGCAAGGTTACGACTGGAGTCGATGACGGTGGTGCCGTTCATAGACAAAGAGCGCCCGCTACCTAAATTCACGCTGCCGGTGCCAACCGTGAGACCGGGATCGCCGTTGTGAATGCCCCCGTTACCAAGTTGGATCACTCCACCACCGTTGGTGATGTACATGGTGGCGCGATTGCCTATCAGCCCGTAGCCGCTGACGATAGTGTTGTTAGATGAAACTGCGACGTTGCCTGCCGAATCAATTCC